TCTATTAAGACCAGCTTCAATGTCAGCTAATTTGCTTTTCATTTTACGTTGACCAAACTCGTCAAGACTAACAGTAGCTTTATATGTATGGGGAGCTACTGATGAATTGCCCATAGTCATTTCATAAAGTCCTAATTGATGGTCAATATCATTTTTAGCTGTTTGTTCATTTGAATATAATTCGTTCGGCAAGGGAGTTGGCTGAACTGGTGTTGGCTGCCCTTGATCAAAATCAACCTCGATGGCTACTCCAGGCTGGGCCCATTTCTGCTCAAACTCCCTCATATCTACCGAACCTGATGGTATTAAAATCTTTGTGTTTGTACTAGTAGTAGCATGGGCGATAATAAGACTTCTCGTTTTATTGATGTACTCCTGCATACCTTTAACCATACGAACATCTGACATAGGATAGGGTGTTCTGGTATGCTGATTCATAAAGAATACAATAGGGTACTTATCTATAGGGAGGATACGAGAATAAAGATGCTTATCGCCCATAATTACGCATTGTTTAATTCTTTTTGTTGGGACTACCACAACGTCTATCATTTCATTGTCTAGTAAATCAGCAAATGTAATTTGTTCTATTTGAGGCTCTTCTGGAAGTTCTAAGTTTCCTTCTTGTCTTCCTTGAGCTAATTGCTGTTCATACTGCTGTTTTAACTGCTGTATTAATAATTTAGCTTGTTCAGCTTCTGTTATAATGTTTCCATTGATTACCCAAGCTGGTTGCTGTAAATATTCTTTGTATTCTTTTTCGTCAAGTAAGTCTTCATCTCCAGTAAACGATTCAAACACTCTGTAGTAATCAACCATTAAAGGATAGTATCTTTCGTATCCTCTAATATACTCATCACTCTCTCCAAAGCTTGTTATTGTTTGACTTCCAGGTTCTTCTGGAAAGCTCATTTGCCCATCATCTTCACGACCTGTTACTGGTCTATCTGTTTGATGGGTTTCTGTAGATGCATTTTTTATAGCTTTTTCGTACATAGGGTACAAAGCTTTTGCTTGGTCTTTTGTATAAAGCCTTGATATAATAACATTCTCTGCATCGTCTGCAAATGGATGCCTAGAATTAGGGTCTATATAAATATCAAGGGGGTCTACATCGTGAATACAAACCTCACCTTTTCCCATATCCATCATTGGGTCTACGTAGACCAAAGCTGCTCCCATACCAGTTACATAGTAATCATCAACAACTCTTCTCATCATTGTATTACCTTCTGATATTTGCCAGATATACTCTAATAATCCATTCATAGCTTGAGCTACTTGATTATCACTGTCTTCTCTAGGGGAAACTCTAAATTGAGGCTTGTTTGCAGTTATAAGTGCTTTTGCTGCTTCTACTGCTGGGTGGATACGGTTAACGACTAGTGGAGCCTGACCTCTTTCTTCTAATACACGTTTTTGATCAGATGTCCACTGCTTACCAAGTCTAAATTCTTTATCTTCTTGAGCATGATTTGCCCAAGTTTCACGCTTTTGCGAATAGGTTTTAAACAAATCCTGCGTTTCGTCAACGAGTTTTTTGCCACGTTTTTGATTTTTCGAAGAGTAAGCCATCATTTAAACTTAATGCCTATAAGGTTAACCAGTCAAGTAGTTTATTGCTTTTTATTTCAAGTTCTTCTTTAGGGTCAAAATCATCCTTTTTTACCCTACAAGGTTTAGAACCTTCTAACGCAGTCCATACAGCATCCATTATATCGTCATTCTTACCTCTAGGGTAAGACAAGAACTCTTGCTGTGCCGTAAGGTCTTGCGTTCTAAAAAAAAACTGACCTTTAGCAAAGACTGGTACTAATGATAACAATCTTTCGCTCTTTCGGTTCCGTGGTTTTACACCTTTTTCTAATCCAGGTATATATAAATTCTTTTCAAGCATCAATGCTCTAGTAGCACTACGCAGTGCTTCTTGATATGCTACTGTTTCTATTTTCATTCTCTTCGGACGATATTTTTGAAATACGTCAATGATTTTTTGAGGCTGTCTTGCAGGGTCAAGTCTCTCTCTAAAAATGTCAACAATATACTTGTTATTGTCAGCATCAATACCAATGGTAGCAATAACAAAATAGTCAGCACGGGCACTAAGACTAGATGCAGGATCAACTCCAGTATAGAGTTCGACTGGTATAATTTTCTTTTCATCGGCTACTTCTCGTGTTAAACATGGTTGTCCATTAATTCTTTCATAATCATAATGGTGTAATTGTATATAGTCTGGTTTAAAAGGGGCGTCATCAGGAGATTGAGCTATATTCATGTATTCTTGATAAAATCCATTTATATTACCTACACTCTCAAACTCACTTTTTATCTGCATTATTCTTTCTTTAGGAAATCTTTGAGGCCATATACTCTCTTCATCATCATCCCAAATACTATACCAAAGAGTTTTCCAGGCTGGACTGTCTTTTGCCCAATAAAGAAAGCAATCTTCAGAAATAACAGTACCAATCATTATTATTCTACCCTCATCAGACAAGGAGGGTATTACTGCTTCGGTCATCCATTTTCTGTTTTTAGTCCTGGCTTCGGGGGTAAGTGCGTTTAACTCAGATTCAAAGTCATCTACTATGATAACATTAGGTCTTGTATCTCCCTCAATAAAACCACGAACTCTTTGACCTGTACCCACTGCAACAATACGAGTACCATTTTTTAATATAATATCTGTACCAGTCCATCTTTTAGCAGTAGCCGAACTAAAGTCACCATATACTGATCTAAAGTTATCACTATGTTCTAAATGGTATTTAATACGGGATAGGAAGTTTATAGATTGAGCTTGAGACTCAGAAACAATAACCATAAACAAATCATCTTCTGGTTTCTTATGCCCTATCTTGTACAACGGAAAGATAAGCGAACACACCGTACTTTTTGCTGTACCACGAGGTGCAGCTATAAGAACACGTCTTGTGTCATCATCTTTTAATGATTTGTATATATCCCTGTGAAATGGGGGCGTATCTTTAGCTAACGCTTTTGGAAAGCAATACTTACCAAACCAACCCATGTCACGCTCGAACCCAGCTTTTTCCTGCTGAAGAGCGTAAGCAACTTCGTAATCACTTTCGTTTTGTATATTTCGCTGTTCCGCTGTTAGTAGACTTTCCATTATTTTTCTTCTTCTTGTACTTCTTGCTGTTCTGTTTTGACTTCTGTCTGTTGTAACCCATCTGTTACCTCCGTTTGTGTTGCTTTAAACATTTTTTTCTTTTCTTGTATATCAGCCAATGTATTCTCTACTGTATGAGCTTCTATCTGATGAGTAGTAACGACTTTACCTTTACCCTTCATTTCGTTCATATCCATTAACTTGTCTAATACTGTCATAGCTATCTTCGGGTCTCCATCTTTACCCATATGTTCTCCATCCCAATCCATAACTTTATCTAATACAGCAGCTAATGCTTTAGCTGTATCCATTTTCCCAATAGGGAATTGATCGACTATATTATCTAATTCATCTTTAGTCATCTTTTTAAAAACCTCCGTTCTCATTGTTTTCTTAATTGAGTATTCTTTGTTCTTTGGTATAGAGCCAAACACCATCTGTATAGCAGCATTCTTTTTCATCCCAGGTTGTGCCATAAGATGTGCTAGTTTTTGATATTCATGCTTACCTTTTGTGTGTTTACCACGATTATTCTTACCACTTATAGTGTAGTTATTAATTCTATTTTCTGAGTTTACTTTACTTTTAATAGATTTTATAAATGACGGGCCCCATGGGTATTTAATGTTTAAATAACCATTCTTAGTTTCTGAACGTTTTAGACATATGGCCACTTCTCCATCAGAGGAGATGCCATACTCTCCTTCAGAAACTTCAAAAGGGTGTTTATACGACAAACCCAGTTCATCCGCTTCTTCTCGTGAATAAACTGGGTACTCTTTTCCAGATACTACTTCGTATCTCACAGATAAAGTTATTTACCTCTTTGATCGTACACTCCACGTACAATCTTAGGGGCTTCAACCTTTACTTTCTTTGCAACTTTCTTTACAGCTTTTTTTACAGTTTTAGCTGCTTTCTTTGCTTTAGCCATTATTGACTCCTTATCTTAGGTATTTGTTATAAACTTCTACAAAATGCTCAGGATCACCAGCTCCTAGCTCGCTGTTATAGTATTTTTTCCAATAATTTGCCTTGCCTTCAACGCTACTAGGCATTTTCTTTGGAACTCTCCAGTATTTTAGCCTACAGTGTACAATTCCTGCAGCAATATTCTTTTCTAATATCTCTTCCCACTTCTTTTCATCGAAATCTTGCCAATGTTTAATGTCTACTAAACTAGCTTCTGCACATTTAGCCATTAATTTAGTGCGATGCTTTAAATAATGGACAAGATTGTCTACAGCAGTAGCTGCTTCTACCTGGAAAAACGAACGAGCTGGCCCATCTCCCATCTGACGTATGTACTCATAACGGCTTTCTGCAATACCAGTTGCAAGAACTAGATTAACAGCATCCTCAGATGCGTACTTGTCACCCATTTTAGAGCAAACATCCGTAATAAGATTCTTCATTTGTTTCAAACTAACCATTTTCTTTTTCCTTTTGTTTATCAGCTTCTTTTAAAGCACATGATGCACAATAATATACACCATCTTGTTTTACAGTAGCAGGTTTATCACAATCAATACAGTGATTAGGATGCGGCATTTTCTTTTCTCGCTTCCTTCCGTGCTCTTCTTAACTCAGCTTTATACTTTTTTATTCGTTCTGTCTGCACTTTTTTTAATCTTTTTCGTTGTTTTGCTTCTTTGTTGGGCATTAGTCTGCTTTTCCATTAATTCTACCTTTAAGATAGGCTAGATCATCAGTTACATCATTTAACTCACGTATTACATCTTCTCTATGACGTAATCCAGTCTCATCTGATTTATTCCATCTATCTAACATCTTCAATACTATACCTTCAACATTCTCTATTGTTGACTCAATTTTACCAATATGAACTCTAATATCATCTAAGTCCTGATTCTGGGTCTTTTGGCTTTTCATTAAATTGACTATCATCATAATGAACAGGGATACTATGACTCCAATAGCTCCGTATTCTGCATATGTTTCCATCATATCTTTTTACTTTCGTGTCTTGTGTGTTGTTCGTGTACCAATTAGAAAAGGGCGTTGCTTGGATCGGTGTCTCTACCATATCCCCTGATTTTCCTTCTCTTTTTTCCAAATATTGTACAATTCCACTACGTTATCATAGTGTTGCTTTTGTTTCTTATCTTTTAAAAACCCTGTTATTTCGGCCATTTCTGTATATAACTTCTGATAATCAAGTTTTCCATTGTCTTTAATATAGCTGTTAATGAATGAATTATTCAAGAATTTTAACCGAAAGCTTATCTTAAGTTTTACATTAAAAAATACGCTTATAATTTATATACAAATAATACTATAAATCAATAATCAACCTTTACGTGTACTACTCATGGTAAGTCTGTGTATATCAACACTTGGCGTTTTTCAGGATTTTTTTATAAAATTTTTTTTGGAAAGAAGTAAGGAATCCTACCCTACCTATTTACCAGAATTTTATTTTAGATTGGGATTACGTGATATACAGGTTGCCCTACCCCATCGAAATTCACTGGGTGGGGTGCCTCCCAGGTTGAATTGTCGTTGGTGTTGAGTGCAAGTTAGCCCCCTGCACGCCTCTAGCGAGGCTTAACTCGCTACATTAACCAAGTAAAGGAGTTTACTATGTCTAATGCAGTTCATTCAAGTACCACCTCAGTAGTCACTGAGGGTACTTTCAAGAATACCGAGTCTGGCTCAGTTGTCAATGGCAACTGGGTAGCAAACAGAAATGTTGCTACTGGTGCCAAGTTGTATTCAACTGGCATCCAAGTTACCACTGAGCAAACAGACCGCAAGTTTCCCTTGATCATCAAGGCTGATAAACTTGCTAAAGTCCAGCAAGGTTATGCAAGTGCACAACCAGCTAAGACTTTGCTGTTAGCTGACAACGCAGACTACCGTCTTGTTAGCGAACCTACATCATTAGAGGCTAATGATGAATTAGGTTTACCTGCTGTTCAGCAGGCACGCTACAAGCCCATTGTACAGAACAAGCCTGTCCAATTCGGGTAGTCTTCCAGCCTTAAGATAGTCCCTAGTAATAGGGATTATCTTTTTTATTGTGTATAATGTATAGGAGGCGTATATTATGTACGTATACATTAGTACACATCTGACGTTTAATTAATTAATAGTAGCAACTGTATCAGCGGAGTTAACTCTAGATGCTGATAACAGGATAATCACGTGGCAGAGAATCATATCTTGCTGTGATATGAACGGAGTATTGTCAGCTACTATTAATTATAATCATTAACTAATGTTAATAGAATAGGGAGTAAATTATGAAGAAAGAAATCATAATTAGTAATTATCGTAAAGGTAAACAAGCCATGCAAATGGTTGTTATTCAAACACCTTCAGGTTTCACTAATAGAAAAGGTGAGCCTGGAATGAATAGTACAACAGTTCATCGTAAAACTCAAGGTAAAAAGTAATGGATAAAGACTGGATGGAAGTATGCTTACGATGGTTCATTATCATATGTGTTCTAGTAATATATCATTTAATTGTTGGAGCACTAGCAATTCACATTTATAACTAATTAAACCTGTAGGGTATCACATCATTCATACCTCGGATTACACTACCTCTTATGTGGTGCCCTACACAACTTTAAGGAGATCAGCATGTCTGGTAAAGTAAAAATAATAAGAAATAGGCAGCTAAGAGGAGCTAAGACTCACGAAGAGAGATTTGCTGCAACAATATCTATTTATGAAGAACTAATGCAAGGATGGGTAGATAGTCAAGGTGTATTACATAAAATAACACCTAATGGAGCAGCTCATAAAAGATATGAACAACTCATACGCAATAAAGTAATAGAAAAGAAGATGCGTAAAAAGGGTTATAAAAAAGGCACACAAGCTTACAATGAGGTTCAACAATGCTTAAAAGACGGAGGATTGTTATGAGCTATTATGACACGACTAATTTAAGAACGCAGCTACAGATGGAAGAGTACAAAGAAATGCTTGTTAAAACAGAGAAACAAGAGCAAGTAATAAAAATGCTTGCAAATGAGTTCACAAACAAGACATTTAGCCCTAGTATGATGCATTCTGTAATGGAAAGACACGGTAGAAAA